ATTTAAAACTTTTGTATCATAAAGTGTCCAAAAACCCCCAACATCACCATATCTTGGTAACCTTGTTGGTGTATTAATAACATTACCAAACGATTGGGTTGTCCCCGTATTCCAAATTTGAGCCGCTTGGGACACGGTTAACGCAGTAACCACTTGATAATATTCAATATCAGTAGGAAACTTATAGTTAGTATTACCAGAACCATAAGGTAAATTATATATAACAGGTGTTGAGATGTTTTCTGTTTGGTTCACCGCATATGAAACATTTATTTGTGTTGCACCCGTTCCGTTATAAGTCTCACCTGAAATTCCTCTAATAATCACACCATTCGAACTCACACCTGAGTATAAGAAATTAGGGTCAGTAGTGTTAGATATGTCAACAAAAGTTAAAAGTTCTCCTACATCAAATTGTTCCTCAGATAAAAGTGTTATAGTATTATCATAGTGATGTTTATCTAAGTTAAAATCTTTCGCAAAAGTAACTTTAATTTTATTTTGATTTCTAAAATACGAACTTCTTTGATTAAAAAGATTGATTCTCTCACCAATTGGTAAATCCGGAGACGCAACAAATGAGTTTAATAAACGTTGAGACAACGGTAATTTATATCTAGTATTGTCCGGTTTGTAATTAACTAACCCTAATCCCGACATACCTTCACTATACATTGTCGCAAAATCCGAACCATTTTCAGTATCAGCAGAAAAATACACACTAGTTAATAAAGTTTCATAAAATTCAGGCGATGAAACAGGGGATAACACACCGTTAGCACCACCATTTTCCTCCCTATCCTGACCCTCTGTTAAATCTTGTTTACAATCACAAGCCTGACAATCAGGATAAGTAATCATTGGGAGTCTTATGGTAAAATCTTTTCTACCACAATATTTTCTCCATTTTTTAAATGGTCTAAATCTAGCAATTCTAATTTTCGATATTGAACATAAAAAACTTCTAAATAAATTATTTAACCAAATTAATATGTGAGCAACCGTTATCACAATCAACCCTATTGGTTGAATAACAATCATCAAAATTGAGAAAACAAAGAAAAGTAAATCAAAATTCCTAAATCCATCATTCACCGGAAATTTATTAACACTACTATCACAACTATCGTCATCAATTTCTTTAATACCGATAAACCTACCTTTAGCACCTTTTTTATATTGGTCAATTAATGATGACACAGTATAAACCTTATTAAAATCAAATTGATAAAATGTGTCTTCACAATCTATAATTTCATCTAATCTTTCGGTTTTTTTTACACCAAATCCATTAGTATACCCACTCCAATCTAATCCAAAATAATATGAACTTTGTTGTTGTTTTAAAGTGTCTTGATTTGTCGAATAAGTTGGGTCATTATCAGGATTACTCCACCCATATTCCTTAACATTTGGAACCAAATAATAAGCTCGTCTAGTTTGAAGACTTAAATCATTTGGTTGCTGCCATTTCACTTTAAAACGATACTTTCCTTTTGTCGGAATACCAATTGTTGGGTCATTTGAAATCACTTTCTCACCAAATTCATTAGTTATAAAATAATCCAAATTCATTGGTAGTTCTGTCATCCAAACCCCATTACCATCAATAATATTACCTGATTGTTCTAATTGATATTCTTCTAAAATAGGATTACCATCACTATCTTGTTGAATTGTTTGTCTAATAGCAAGAATTTGACCCGGACTTGTAGTTAAACCACACAAATTACCCAAATTATCTTTTGGTCTACAATTTTTTCTAACTCTAAACTTATCACCCGACGAAAAAATTGACCCCATAAAAACAGATGTTGGTTGAATATCTACGTTTGCATCATCTCTTAAATCAAAATCAACACGACTCACAGCAATTTGACAAATATCAGGGTCACCCCATAACGGACTGACATCTAATTGTTTTGTTAATGAAATAATTTGAGGTAAAGAACTTAAATCATTTGAAGTTTTGAATCTATTTCCTGCAACTTGTCCCTCAGACGCTAATCCCATTCTAATCAAATCTTGTGGAGTAAGTGAAAATTCACCAATATCAGATAAATCAACATCCATAACTAAGGTCTGAGTACCTAATGGTGCCCCCATAATCATGTAATCCCCACTTTCGTTTGTTTTGGTGGTATATTTGTAATATGTGTCGTATATTTCAACTGCGGTTGACCCGGTTAACACATCATCTCTTGTCGGTAAAGTCCCTGTAGCAGCATGAGCAGAATATGATTTTTCGTAAGGTAATAAATTATACCTATAACCATCCTCATTTTTATCTGTAGGTGATTTGTATGGATATATACTTGATATTAACGGATTTGATTGGTCAACGTCACTAATCGGTATAAACACTGAAACCCTTGCATTTGGAATACCAAAACCATTATTTGCAGTAACCCTACCAACAATCACACCATACTCGGCACAACTTCTTGTGTAGATATCCGCTTGTTGTATTTTTAAGGATAAAATTTCTAAAAACTCAAAATCTTGGTCTAACTGAACATTTATTGTTTTGTTTACACCTAATTCGGTTTTAATTCTATATGACTGACCCATTCAATTCTTTTAATTATAAATAGTTTATGTGTTACTTTTCAAGGAATGCACACACTACTTTAATTATAATTCGATAACGTCAGAAATAAACCTGTTATGAGAAGGTTATTGATTGGAAATTTTTAACAGAAACTCGAATATCTTTATTTGGATATCTAACTTGATATACTTGAGATGGTTGAGCAAATATTGTATCATCAACCGGAGCAATTTCTTTTGTTTCAGGATTAGAATATTCCATTGATGTTTCAGCCGACGAATATTGACCCCCAACGTTGTTATACACATTTAACCCCGCAACACTTAATACCCCATTTTGATTTTGAACAATACTTTTCAATTCTGATAGATTAACATTTTGACCTAATTCCCTAACTTGTGGGTTAAAATAAGATGAAACTCTATCAACAACATCAGCAATTACTTGCCCTGAATTTTGTGCAGAATCTAAAACAATTTGAACATCAATACTCAAGTCGATTACCTCAGCAGTTAATATTGATATATAATCATTCATCATTCGATAATTTGATAAATAATTTGCAACATTTTGTCTTAACGTGTCAGAAACTATATTGGTAAGTTTTCCTGATGTATCATATGATAATAACTGAATTAAAATCTTATTATCATTTTCTGTGATTGAAACTTTTGCAGGAGCCCCAAACTCTGATGGCATGTTTCTAATGATTGATTCATAATCTTGAACCGTCACCGCTCTTTTTTGAGCTGCAAAATTAAAGGAAACATAATTTCTAATCTCTTCTAATGATGGTGTACCAGCACCACCAATTGCCGCGGTAACATTATTACATCTTAATGAATTAACGACTGATGAATTTGTTGATTCAGAAGGACCATTAACAAAGAAATTAACGGTTCCAATTTGATTAATTACATTCGTACCTAAGTTAGTTGCCAATCCACCACCAACTCTATATTGAATAAACAAAGTTGAATTTGGTACTAATGCAGAACCTAATGAAAGGTTATTTGTATATCTTTGTAAATCAATTGTTGCTCCAACTGTTGTAAATTGGTCTAAAGCATCTTGAGCGGTATTAGTCCCTCCACCAAATGTTAATTTTTTAAATCCTTCAGAAGTATATTCCGAAATAAATCTATTTTGTGTTTGAATATATTTTCCAACTTTAATACCAGGTTGGTCAGACACTTTTGTTGGGTCTTCAATGAATATTCTATCTTCAGCCAATGAATCCACTTCATACCACTTGTTCACTGGACTTAAAAACTCAGCGCTTGATGGAATATTAGTATATTCAGTTCCACTTTTTAGTAACACACTTGTAATACCTAAAACATTTTTTTCAGGTAAAAATAATTCAAAAAATGGTTTAACATCATTTGGAGTTATAACTCGTTTAAAAACTTTTGTAATACCATTAACAACTAACTCTCGTTTTGTTATCGTATAATTTATTAACACGTTATTAGCATTAAAGTTTGGAATTTTTAATCTATTTGGGAATCCTTGAGCATTATATGGTGAAGCGAAATCAATATCGTAAACATTTTCAAAAACAATACCAGCACCAACCACTTGAGACCCCCTTGTTAAAGTTCCAAGGTATCTCTCATCTTCTTTATCTCCAAATGCAGGAACGGTAATTGAAAAATCAACTAAAGAAACCGAAGGTCTTTGTCCCGGTAATTTTAACCCATAAGTTCTTGCTATGTTATAAATTGAAGACCTTTGTTGAGCATATTGTAATACCGTTTCTTGGATACTTCTATCAATATGGTAATGTAAATTGTCCGCAACCGCTGCGTTCAAATCTAAAAACACGGAGAATACCGATGCGTCGTTAAAATCTTGAATTAATTCAGGATAATATGTTCTAACATAGTTTAATAACTCGGTTCTAATCCCCTGAAAGTCTCTTGTAGTATATGATATATTACGATTTGCCATAAATTCTTAAATATTGATTATAATAAAATCACTCGGACCAAACGTACTATTGTTTGTGGAGTAATCTATTTTTATTTTTGCAGTATATTCTGATGTCCCTTTTCCCGGAAAACGATAAATTGAGGATTCACTTGAACCAACTGTTGCAGTTCCTGTTGCCAAATCAACCTCTTCCATTGGGTCCGCAGGACTTATAGTAATTTGATTCAATAATAAATTTGGCATATATGTTGCAACCGCATCTCTAATATCCGATTCAATTGCATCAAAGGTTAAACCATCAAATGGTTCGAATAAAAACTCATAAAGTCTAGTTCCAAAATCAGGAAGATAATATCTTGAACCTTTTCTTGTTAATAATAAATGTATTAAATCCGCCTTTATTTCTTGTGATTCAAGTTCAGTCAATTGTAAATAATCTCCTTTTATTGAATCTCTAAAGGGAAAGTTAATACCATATGTAATTCCATCTGCCATAACTATAAATATAATGTCTCAATTATCTTTATAAATACCCCAAAATAAAAAATCACGACAAGTTGTCGTGATTTATGTTATGTTTATTTATTTTAATTAAGAACCACACCCAAAACATTCAAAGTCTGAGTCTGTAGGTTTTATAGTTCCTTCAATAATATTAACTTTTGGTATCTCAACTTTATTAGTCGTTGTGTTAACTTTAGAAATATCAACAGCCAAGTGTTTTGCCCCGGTTGATATCGCTTTAGTTCGAACATAATAACAAAGAGTTTTTAATCCTTTACCCCAAGAATGGAAGTGTGATGATGAAATCTTTGATAACGTTGGGTTAGACATATAGATATTCATTGATTGTGATTGGTCAATGAATGGCGCTCTATCCGCCGCCATATCAATAAGTTCTCTTTGAGAGATTTCCCAAATTGTTTTGTATTTTGGAATTAAATGTTCAATTCTCTTAACTTTCTTGTTGTAATTTTTATCTTCAACATCAAGATAATGATTAAAGTTAATGTTTTGAATTGAACCTTCATTCATAATGATTTCATTTTTCAAATCTTCAGACCAAATACCAATTTTTTCAAAATCAGTAATTAAGTATTTGTTAACGATTAAGATTTCTCCCCCAACTACACGACGATTAAATAATGCCGAGTGAGCCGGTTCCGTCATTTCAAATGAACCCGTAATCTTAGCTGATGACGCTACCGGCATCTGAGCCGTGAATAACGAGTTACAAACCCCGTGGTTAGATACTTCTAACTTAAGTGAGTCCCAATCCCACATTCTTCCTAATCCTTCGTAATCTAATCCCCACATATCAAATTGGAATATACCTTTTGACATTGGTGAACCTCCAAAGAATTTATATGGTTTATATTCACCTGATTTACATAATTCCATACTTTCAGTGATTGCCGCAAAGTAGATAGTTTCAAAGATTTCTTTGTTTAACTTTCTTGCCTCTTCAGATGTAAAGATATAATCCATTAAGAAGAATACGTCAGCAAGACCCTGTGTTCCAATAGCAATCGCTCTTTGTTCCAATCCACCTTTTCTACCTTGTTCGGTTGAATAACTATTGATATCAACAACTTTGTTAAGTGCTCTAACAACCTTTCTAACTTCATTATAAAGTAATTTGAAATCAAACTCACCTTTAACAATAAAGTTTTTCAATACCATAGATGATAACGTACAGATTGCTGTTGTGTTCTCATCAGTATATTGGTAAATCTCATTACATAGGTTAGATTGTTTAATCACCCCAATGTTTTGGTGGTTAGTTTTTCTATTAGCGCTATCTTTAGAACATAAGTAAGGAACTCCGGTTTCAACCTGAGATTCAATAATTTTATTCCAAATTGTTTGTGCTTTTACTTTTTTACCAAGTCCAAGTTCAACCGCTTTGTTGTAGTTTGCTTCATACTCATCACCATAAGTTTCCTGTAATGGTTTGATACCCGCTTTAATTATATCATTAGGACAGAATAAATACCAATCATCATTATCTTTAACCGCATTCATAAAGTTATCCGGTAACCATATTGATGTAAACAAATCTCTTGCCCTCATCTCTTCGGCACCTGTGTTCTTTTTGATTTCAAGTAAATCAATGATGTCCTTATGCCAAGGTTCAATGTAGATTGCCGCACTACCAGGTCTTCTACCTTGTTGGTTAAAGAAACGTAATGATTCGTTTACTATTTTAAGGTATTTCAATAAACCACCTGCAAACCCACCTGATGAGTTAATACGACTTTCTTTACTACGAATGTTAGACATACATAAACCAATTCCAGCAGCATCCGAAGAGTATGTTGAAATATCATTTAATGTTTGTAACAACCCTTCTCTTGAATCTCCGTGATTATATTTCAATACACAAGATGCAAGTTGAGGTGTTTTAGTTCCCGCATTAATCATAATTGGTGTTGCAGGAGAAATAAGTTGATTTGATAATGAATTATAATATTCAACCGCCTCTTCAAATGATTTAGTAACCCATAAAGCCACTCTCATATACATATGTTGTGGTCGTTCAATTACTTTACCTTCAGGAGTTTTTAACAAATACATTTCTTGTAATGATTTCCAAGCAAAATAATCAAAATTGTAATCATTCTCGTGATTTATTACAGAATCAATATTTTCAGGACCATATTTTTCAATAGTTTCCATCAACTTATCGTTAATAATATTATCAACGTGTAACGTATGCATTGTATTACAAAAACTTTCATCAGTTTCTTTGTGATATGATGATATCGCAACCGAAGATGCTAATCTTGAATAGTCGTGGTGACTTCCGGTATAAGACGCCGCTATCTCATAAACTAATTTATCAAGTTCTTTTGTGGTAATAGTTCCCTCAGTTGGAACTGAAGTAATTACCTTAATGAATATCTCATCAGAGTTAACGTTTAACCCTCTTGCCGCTCGTTTAACTCTATTGTATATTTTTTGGGGGTTAAAGGATACCTCATCACCCCCTCTTTTTTTAATCTTTAATGACATAATATATTAAAATTCATCAGTAAATGTTAATGACTCACCCAACTTAGCCTTTTGATACTCCATAGTTCTTGACTCAAAGAAGTTTCCTTTTGTTTCAACCGCTATTTGTTCCATAAATTTGAATGGTTGTTCAACATTGAATTGTTTTTTACATCCAAATTTAACCAATAATCCATCAACAACAAATTCCAAGTATTGTTTCATTAAGTTTGAGTTCATACCTATCAATGATACAGGTAAAGATTCTGTAATAAACTCTTTTTCAATTTCAAGAGCCGATAATAAAATCTCTCTAATTCTTTTCTCACTTGGTTTATTCTCAACATGATTATTTAACAAGTGGATTGCAAAATCACAATGTAAATTTTCATCCTTGAAAATCAATGAATTAGCATTACATAAACCTTGCATAATACCTCTTGATTTTAACCAAAATATTGAACAGAATGAACCTGAAAAGAATATCCCTTCAACCGCAGCAAAAGCAACCAATCTTTCTTGGAATGAAGCACTTTCAATCCATTTTAATGCCCAATTAGCCTTCTTTTGTACCGCAGGTAATCTATCAATGGCATTGAAACATTCATCTTTTTCTTTTGGGTCTGAAACATACGTATCAATCAATAACGAATACATAAGAGAATGGATATTCTCCATCATTAATTGAAACCCATAGAAAAATTTAGCCTCCGGGTATTGTACTTCTTTCAAGAAGTTTTCTGCCAAATTTTCATTCACAATACCATCAGATGCCGCAAAGAATGATAATACATTCTTAACGAAATATCTCTCATTATCTGATAAATTCTCCCAATCCCTAATATCATTCGATAAATCAACCTCCTCCGCAGTCCAAAAAGCCGCTTGATGTTGTTTATAGTATTCCCAAATGTCATCATATTCTATGGGGAAAATAACGAATCTGTTCGGATTTTCTTTTAATATTTTTTCTACTTTTTCCATATTTTTAATTTTGTTGTTGTTCTCTTTGTTTTCTTTTTTCTAATAATTCTTTAACCCTGTCTCGTTTTCTTTCTTCTTGTTGTTCTTCGAATCCTAAGAATGTTACAGAACTTTCTGTATCAATCTCCAATAATTCGTTGTTGAACTTACAATTTTCAAATACAACACCATCTTGTCCTAAACGACTTTTAGTAATCGCAATCGTTGCAAGACCCATTTCTTTTTGTTGTAATGTTTTTGCCACGGAAATAATTACGTGACCCACCTGTGCTTTTTTGATTGAACCTCCCATTTGGTCAGTCGTCACAACTTCCGCAGAAATTGACGACCTATTTCCTTGAGTTGCAGTCCAACCTGCCAAGTTTAATTCGTGACACATCGCC